GATGATGATAAAGATACTTCAGTAGAAGAGTGTTATGTTGAGTCTGATGGTGTTGAGTATTGGTTCAAACGAATTGAGGAAGGTGGTTGGGAATGTTACGAGTATGGTGGAATAGATGATCCTGAATTTAATACTGATGAAGTATTTGATGAAGGTGACAGTATTTCTGATGAAATTATTGACAAAACAGCAGACTATGACGACTTTATAAGGGATGGTTGGAGTTATTCTGTTGAAGGATATGATGACGCAGACGAAGACGGTGAACACCACGAATGGCTTGTAACGAATGTTGATCCTATAGATGCTGTTTTCCATAAAGGAGATTTCGTAAGTGTTGATGAGTTAATGAAACACGATGTTTACGATATGAACGGTAGAAAAGTTCAAGAACGAGATCTTTACTGATAACAGTAAAACTCGTAGAAAAGGCCTTAAGCTGTAAAAGTTTAGGGCCTTTTTTGTTGGTTAAAATATTTATCCTTTATATATTAAGTAAGAACAGAAAATTACAGGTATCGTTGATACTAAGGTCTGTTTTAATACCACTAAGTTCCGAAACTAGGGCAAGAGTGGTATCGTAACATTTATCACTCTTATTTTATATAAGGAGAAAAACAATATGACTAGAGAAGACGCTCAGGCTAAACTCAATCAGACATTTGCTCAGATCAATTCTGCAGCAGATCCAATGCACAATGACTTGATCGCTCAGTCTCGTAATGCATATGCTAAGAGATGGGGAACAAGTATGTCAAAGGCTAAGGAAGCTATTTTGAAGAACTCTTTGACTCAGACAAATAGAATCCTTCAGTCACGCGGTGTTTCACCACAGGCTATCAAATCAGCTGTTGCTGATATCGGAAATGTAGAGAATCCAATCGCTATGCTCTACAACTTGATGTCTATTTTGATTCCAAACTTCGCTTATGAAGAAGTTTGTGCTATTCAGCCAATGCCTACAGAAAAATCACCAATCTTCTACCCACAGATTACTGCTAACGAAACACGCAATAATATCACAAAGGGTACAGCATTGCTTGGTTCTACAAACTGGGCTAGTGAATCAAACTACTCAACAAACAAGATTAGCCGCTCATCAGAGGATGCTGAAGACGGACCAGAAGTATCAGGAACTGATGTAACATTTACAGCACCTGAAGGAACAATGCTTCCAAATACTGTAGAAGTAACAATCAGTGGCGTAGCAGATGCATTCACACTTGATGACGGACACGGAGCTATTAAACCTGTTCTTGGTGTAATTGCTTCTGGTACAGTTGATTATGGAACTGGTGCTGTTGCAATTACACTTGAAGCTGCAGCTGCTGACGCTACAGTTGCTATTAAGTATCGTTACGATTGGGCAATTGCTTCTGATGGATCACAGGATAAGAAACCTGCACAGGCTGTATTTGAATGGTCATCAAAAGAAATCGTTGCTAACCCATATCGTCTCCGTTCAACATACGCACTTGACAACTTCTACGCTGCAAAACAGGTTCTCGGTGGATATGACATTGACCAGGTACTTTCAACATCACTTGGTGGTCTTATCAACAAAGAAATCTCTTGCAATGTATTTGATGAGATGTTGGCTCGTGCTGATGGTACTAAGACTTGGAACTCTATTCTTCCTTCTGGTGTTTCACAGATTGAACACAATATGTCTGTTCTTCAGGCTATCACAGAAGCAAGTAACGAAATTCGTAAGAATGTAGCTCGTTCTGGTGCAAATTGGATCGTAGCTGGTTCTAAGCTTATGAACATTCTTGAAACAATGGGTGGTAACTTCTTCGACAGCAAGAACATCTGGGCTGCTAACAGCTACAGCGCTGAACCAATTGGTCCTTATGTTGCAGGTACATTGTTCGGTAAGTACAAGGTACTCAAGAATCAGGACTTCGCAGAAGATGTTGCTCTTATGGGTTACAAGCGTGATGATGTTGATGCTTCTTATGGCGCTGGCATTTTCATTGGATTGTATGCTACAAATCCACTTGCTAAAGACGACCTTACTGTTGTACAGGGTATGGGAACAAAAATGGGAGCAACTCAGCTCTTCGAAAATAGCATGATGAAACTTGTTATTGAGTAATAGTTCCTAAACCTGATAAAAAGGACTGCTGTAAAAGGTAGTCCTTTTTTTATGATTAAGTTCTAATATTAAGTGTATGATAAATAAAGCGAATGTAAGACAATTTTGTTGTGAAGATATTTCACTCATTGAAAATTATGATGAAGCTATTAACGATAAGACTCAAACTTGGGTTTGCCATCATCGTCTTGAAACTCATTACCCGGATGGAACTAGACGAATTAATGAAAAAGATTTAACTAGGCGAGAATTAATAGAACAGAAACTCTATTTTGAAAGACCTGCAAAAGAGTTTATCTTTCTCACCAATAGTGACCATGCTAAGCTTCACCGAAAAACTCGAGAGGAACGAGTTACAGAAGAAAGTAAATTAAGACATAGACAAGCTAGTCAAGAATATTGGTCTTCAGAAGAAGGACAACGACAAAAAGAAATTGTTTCAAGTCAGCACAAAGGAGTTCCTCATAGTAAAGAACATATTGAAAAAATTCGTCTTGCAAACATTGGTCAAAAGAGGAGTGAAGAAACTCTTGCTGTTATGAGTGAAGCTGCTAAACAGTTGTGGCAAGATGATGAGTATAGAGAAAAGCAAGTTCTTTCTCATACAGGAAAAGAAAGTCCAATGAAAGGAAAAACTTTTTCACAAGAAGTACGAAACAATATGAGTGAAGCACATAAAGGAAATAAACAAAGTGAAGAAACTAAGAGGAAGATTTCTGAATTTAATAAAGGTAAAGTAATAAGTGAAGAACAGAGGAAACAAATATCACAAGCTCTTAGTGGTACTCATTATTACAACAATGGTGAGGTTGAAATTAGGAGTAGAGAGTGTCCACCCGGTTTTGTCCCAGGTCGACTCAAAATATCAAAATCAGCCTTATTCTAATATTATATATTATCATTATGGACAATGACGAATTTTGGACAAACCTTACTTTTCTTTTACCAAGCGGTATCGAATCAAACTTCAATGATGATGAATGTAGTATCACTAGCGGTGATAAAACAGTTACCATTATTAAGAATGAAAATGATTTTACTGTAAATGGAAAAACACTTCATTTCAAAGAGAATGACTTTGAAATATTAAATACTCTCCTCGTTCCTTTTATTCTACAGGAACTTGACGGAAACAAAAGATTCTAAAAAATATTTTTAATTTTTCTCTATTTTGCTCTAGACAAATGTTTTACTTTATGTTATTATTACATTAAATAAAACATATTGCTTAGGAGGCAAAATTATGGCAAACAAGACAATGGTTACAGAACAGCAGATTGAACTTCTGAACGAGGCTTACAAGAGCACATTAGGTACACCAGATTACACAAAATATTCTTGTGATTGGTGGCTTAAATCAAGGAAAACAGGTCAGTGGAAATTTTCCATTTGGGGTAGTCCTTGTCCTTTCAAGAAAGGATATTTCAAAACTGTTCGAGGTGTAGTTTATATTTACAGTATGGACGGAACAGAAAGAATTGGGTTAAGCAAAGCTTGCAAAGAACTTTTGAACATAGCATAAGGGAGGATAGAACTATGCAGAAGATTACAGTTGGTCAGTTTTTGGCTTTCACAAATATTTATGTAAACCTTTATATCGAAGATGAGTTCAGTCGATATGATTGTATCGAAGGAACTGCTAGACAATTTATTTCTGAAAACATTCTTACAGAAGAACAGAAAGAATGTCCAATCGACTACATCAGAAATGTTGACGGTGGTCATTTTGGTGATGATGAAAAGGTTAGCAATTCAATTGTTATCGGTATCGGTATCGAGAACTTCGAGAAGTATTTTGGAAAGGAGTAAGCATATGAAAGACTATTATGTTATGTATTGGACAATAGGTGCTTCAGGAGCATCTTGTGGACTTGAACCTAGACAGATTCGTTTTCATTGCAAGGCAGAAAATGAACAGCAGGCGATTGAAAAGCTGTTCAATAAACATCCTAATTTAGATGAAGGAAATATTATCTCAGTTACATACTGTGAGTAAAGGAGGATTAATTATGAAATCGGGTTACATTACATTACCAAGCAGAGATGGATGGTGTGTTGAAGTTATTTGTAAAAATGGTCAGCAAATCTTTAAGACTTTACTCGCAAGAGATTATCCGACAAAGAATGATGTTGAACATTTTATCAATTGCACTTATGGAATCACAAAGAAAGATTGTACCAAGTACGACATCTTAGAGTGCATTATGTAGGAGAACTGATTATGAAAGAAATATTAGAAAGACTACAGGTTGGTGATAAAGTTGTAGTAAGGCGTTGTGGTGGTGCAGGTCAAGAAATGATTGAACACACAACCGTTAAGAAAGTAACCAAGACCCAAATTACTGTTGAAGATGGAACGAGATTTCTTAAAGACGGAACTAAGTTTGGTGAAAGAAACAAACATCGTGGTTGGTTTACATTCCTTTATTCAGAAGAAGATTGGAATAAATAAGGAGAGGGTTATGACAAACCGGGAATGGTTAGAATCTAAAACAGAAGAACTTAGAGATAAGTTTAACAATGGCTGTGAAAAGTTGGCAGATTGGATTGTGAAACACATATGGTTTCCGATTATTTTTACAGCAATCGTTGTCGTATCTTCAATTATCTGTGGCTTTTTGATTAACGAGATGTTTTTCATTCTGTTTATAGCAAACTTGATGCTTGGACTGATATTTGTTTGTATTGCTATAGAAGAATGGCTTGATGAAGAACACAAGGAGAAGAAAACAAAATGCAAGAGTTAGACTTCCTGAAAAGACTGAAAATAAAAATCAGTAAAGAGAATATTGTTGGTATGAATAGTTCTCATTCGTATCAGAGAACTACTGTAGAACTCTATTATAAAGATGATGAAGATAGAGATATTCTTCTGAGTTCTGATTTCATTGATGAGGATTTGAAGGTTTAGTCTATAATTATAATATGGAGTAAAATTATGGAATTTGAGTTTGGTGGCGGAAAGAAAAATAAAAATCCTCACAGTAAGACAATCACAATCGAGGCAAAAAACATAGATTTTGCTATTAAGAAGTTCATCTGTTCTGTTGAAAACTTCGAACCTTATGTTCAGGAAAATATTTATACAGGCGAGGACTTTTATTATGATGGACATTATAATTATGTGGTTGATAAAAGATTACGCCTTCAAGCTTCCATTCCTGTATTCTCAGAAGGTAAACTCGTCAAGACAATTCCTGTAGCAGAACTTATGGGAATGACTTTTGAGAAATCAAACGGTATGGATTTAATCCCGGCTGATATGCCTTTACCAACACTCTATTCTGAATACAGTGATGTTAGAGATACACTCCAAGAGAAACTGATTGAACTTGATAATAAGAAAAAAGAAATTGAAGGACAGGTTGAAAATCTCAAAAAGTTCCTGCAAGGTAAACTGAATGTTATTAAAGCAATGGAAACTTATTTGGGTGATGATGAGGACATAGTTCAAATCAGGTCGGGTAAGACATCAGACGAAGTTCTGCACATCTATCAGCAGAAACTTTATATGGATGAAGAGTATGGAATATTGAATTCTGTTCTTACTGATATTGAGAATGTTAAGGAGTTTGATT